GGAATAGTAGATTTAATGAACTGTGCCTTTTGGGTTAAATCTGATAATATTACCGACATCAGAAGAATCTTGTTGTTGGGTTAGTTCTGGCCCGTTGATTTCTTCATACTTTTGGGATAGAAATTTTTCCATTTCTTCCTCAGATAATTCTAACATCTTATCATGGATATCATTAATAGAAACCCCGGCCGCTTTAATTGCATTATACTTATCAACATCAGCCAATGCCTTTGCATAATGTTCCATCATAGTAGCCGATGGTGTTGACTCACTAATAATGTGTACAGAATTTAATGATACCAAATCAGTCGAATCATCCTGGAATGAAATCCAAGGCTTTAATGTGTAATATCTTACATTATCTTCCAGATCGTCTGTTGTTACAATTTTCATTGCACGACGAACAATAATATCAGCAATTTCTTCATCTGCATCAATTAGTTCACAGACCATTTCATCACCATTAGTTAATTTAAATTGTCTAAAAGAGCCATTCATGATTTAATCTCTAGCTTAATGGTTTTATATTCGAATTGTTCTTTTTGGTACATTTTAAGCCTTTCAAAGGAATGCAATAATGAATAATTTTTTCTCTGTAACCAACTTATATCATCTGATATATCATACAACGTTGTTGCTTCATTGTTATCTGATTTTCTTAAGCCTCTACCAATACTCTGTAACACTCTAATCTGTGATTTACTAGGCGAAGCAAAGATAATATTATGCAAGTTCCTAATATTTATCCCTGTTGAGAACGTACCTAATGAAGCCACAATGATTGCGTTTTTGCTTTTTTCCACAATTCCTCGTATTGCTTCTCTGTCGGAGGTATCGACCTCACCAGATACAAAAAATACTTTGCGATCTTCATGTGCACCATCCTCGATTAGATTAAATAAAGGTTTACCATGTTTTTCTACATAGTTATATAGGATCAAAGTATTACCGTTTAGATCTAGCGCGAGATTTCTTATAAACTTATTTCGGTATTCATTTGTTACAATAAAGTCAATTTCATCCTGATAGGTTCTTTTACCAAATTCTTTTCGCACACTGTCTGCATATGTAAGAACAATTCGTTTAATTTTTAATTGAGCTAGAGTATTATTATCTTGTAAGGATTTTGTTGTGGTGACACGATATATTTTACCAAACAAACCTTGAAGTACTAGTTCATGAGTTTGAGCTCCATCGAGTGTACCGGTTGTACCAAAACGATACTCTGCTTCTGATGCTTTATTCATAATCGACATTAGTGATTTTGACTTAAAGCCATGGCACTCATCACCAATAACCATACCAAAATGTGAAAACCATGCTCTTGGTAGCTTATAGATGGATTGCCAAGTCGATACAACAACTCGTTTCATTGTTGTCTTATCTTTACCAGAATAGATTCTATGGACTTCATTATCGACATCATAACCGTAGTCTTTAAAATCGCCGTACATCTGCTCAACCAATGATGTCGTAGGTACAATCACAAGTACCATCTTATCATAGTTTTCCAAATACCATCTCATCAGAGCATAAATGATAAGAGATTTACCAGAGCCGGTTGGTGATAAGAGAATGCCACGTTTTCTATGGATACCAGTTGATACTGCATCAAACTGATAGTCTCTAATCTCATATGGCATGCCTAGGGTTAAGATATAATCATAAAGTTCTTTTATGTCAAATTTATTATAATCGTCTGGTTTACCATATGCAGATTGGATGGTCTCTACTTCGTATTCTCTTTGTTCGGCAAATTGTAAGAGGTGTTCATAAAGTCCGGCTGGCAATTCGCCTGACATAACTGTGAACAATCGAATCTTTCCATCCCACATCCTATTGCGAAAAGCCGGCATAAATTTATATCCGGGTACATAAAATGAAAAGAATTCATTTAATTCCTGGGCAGTACCACTCTCACATTGTATATGAAGATTAGCATGATTAATCTTCGTTACTTTGATTGTTTCCATTTTTAGTTTATGGTTACCTTAACTTTACGCAACAATCGGCATTTTTAAAAACCAGCCTCAAACTGCTTCCATTTTATAATATTCGAAATGGTTTGGTGTCGCCAATTGATATTATTGATAATATTCTCTAGTGTATCTATAACATTCTTATAATATTCTATTTTTTCCTCGGATCTCTGAATTTCTGGGTCGCTATCGTAATAGTACTCCATTTCACCTTTCAGAACTTTCAGTCCATTAAAGGGATCTGGATTCCAACCTTTTTCAATTATTTCGGCATGATCCATCTTACCATTATACCAGAGCCATTTATCTTTTAAGAGGGATTTCTGTGCAAACTCTGCGCGCTTTAATTGAAGCTTATATGTTGATAAAAGCTCTAGGTATTTTGCATGTAGGATTGGTTGTTCTCGAGAAGATTTATCAAGTTCATTGGTATCAATAGCACAATCTTTTGCCCACATTTCGTGGATACTTTTCAAGTCAATCATAATATACTCCATTCATTATTATATATTATATCATAAAGATGGGCAAAAGTAAACTGTTAAGATAATCTTATTAACTTGCGTCATAGATGTATGCTGCACCTGCACTAGTCCCACCCGTATCTTCACGAGGCCCACCAATAATATAATAAGTACCATTAGAATTTATTGATGCTGACAAACCAAAATAATCACCTGCTTGTATATCGGATGATTGTATCTTTTGTTGTTGGGTCCAAGTAGAACCTGATCTTGTAAAGATGTATGCTGCACCTGCATTACTTCCACCGGTATCCTCATATTGTGCACCAATTATGACATGACTAGCAGTAGAACTAATTGAAACTCCATACTGACCAAACCGGTCACCTGCTTGTAAATCAGATGATACTAGTTTTTGTTGTTGTGTCCAAGTAGAACCAGACCTTGTAAAGACATAAGCAGCACCAGCATTAGATATTGGGTCACCTGCGCCGCCATCTTCTTCCCCCGTGCCAATAATAGCATAAGTACCATCTTGATTGATTGAAACTGCAGAGCCAAATTTATCACCTATTTGTATATCAGATGATTGTATTTTTGCTTGTTGTGACCAAGATGTTCCAGATCTTGCAAAGATATATACTGCACCGGCAGCATCGCCATTAGTATCTTCACGAATTGCACCAACAATAGCGTAACTGCCATTGCCATCTATTGCTACTGAATATCCAAATTCATCCTGCGCTTGTCGGTCAGTATTGCTTAATCTCCACTCAGGAGACCAAGTACCACTGGATAGGTAAAAGATAAATGCTGAACCATCATTAGCAAAAGAAACATCTTGATAACGTGCTCCGATAACAGCCCGCGTACCAGAGTGACTTATTGATACTGACCAACCAAATTGATCATTTGCTTGTGCATTAACATTGTAACCAGAAATGAAATGAGTTAGTCTTTGTTGTTGTGTCCAGGTGGATCCTGATCTTGTAAATACATAAGCTGCACCTCGGGACGAATCAGCGCCCGGACAGCCAACAATAACAGTATCACCATTAAGGTCTATTGCAACCGAAATACCAAACAATCCGCTAGCGCCATCGGCACCAACTAGTTTTTGTTGTTGTGTCCAGGTGGATCCTGATCTTACAAAGATGTATGCTGCACCGGCATCTGTGCCCATAGCGGCTTCTTTCCATGCACCAACGATAGCATAATTACCATCATTAGATATAGCAACGGAATAACCAAATTCATCGCTTGCTTGTATATCAGATGATTGTATTTTGGTTTCAGTGGGACCAAAAGATAGGCTAAATGCAATTGCAGCGGTATCACTATTAGTTCCATCACTGGCAATGAATGTCAATGTAAATTCACCACCATTGCTACTATTAGTTGAAGGTGTTATTGTAAAGACATTATCTGCCTGTGAAACAGTTGCGGTACTACCTAGACTTCCAGATGTGACATTGTAAGACCAAGTGATATCTTGACCTTCTGGATCTGTTGCAGTTAATGTTAAAATAATTGGAGTTCCATCAGTTGCAAAATCATAACTAGAAGTATATGATCCAATCACAGGTGGATCGTTTGATAAATTAAATGTTTTTACTACATTGCTAGTATTAATACCATCATCTGCAGTAAATGTAACATTAAATGTACCTTCATCTGCTACATTGCTAGAAGGTGTGAATGTGAATACATTATCAACTTGTGATACAGTGGTACCACCTATAGAACCAGAAGTAACTTCATATGTCCAAGTTAATGGTAATCCTTCCGGATCAGTCGCAGATAATACGACATCTACATTACTACCACCTGTTACAAGTTCAGTATCTAGTCCATTATCTGTGATCACTGGATCTAGATTTGCTGTAGCAACTGCATACCAACCAGTAGCGGTACTGATATAAAGTTTTTTATTACTAGTTACAAATGCTTGGTCACCTGCTGTAAATCCTGATGTTGGTAACAAATTTGGCGTAGCATATACAACTAATCCACTTCCATCAGCAGCAGATGTAAGAACTGCCTTTGTTGGATTAGCGGCTTCGGTTATACCCAGAATATCTGCTATGTCTCTTATTATGCTTGGCATTAAATTACTCCATTTATTATAATATATTTATGCGTATGGAGAATCACCCAATACAGATGTATCCCAAGCTGCTTTTAACTCAGCAATTGTGGTAGCTGATTCAATAGCCGCAGCTGCGGGCGCGTCACGAAGGGCATCCTTTGCCGTTGCAATGTCAGTTGTGCTTGCGCCTGTCTCAAGCGCCTTCATCAGCTCAACGTCTTTTGCTTCAAGCAGAGGCTTGCGTACTTCACGGATTTTATCCCGGAAGATTTCTTTTGCTTTGGTCATGTCCTCAGAGATTACGCTGCCTGACAGGCTCCACGCACCGCGGAAGTCACGGTTGGCAGGAACGGTAGCAGTTGAAGCATCAATCTGATTACCGTCCTTATCCACGATATATGTTGTTACAGCCATTGAATTCTCCTATGCGGCTAGTTCATCAGATATACGCCACGCATTGCGCCACGTTCTAGTTTGCGGTAACTGCTCTTTCTTGCAGATAACCATCTTAGGTTTATTGCCTGTATTCCAGTTCTGCCACACATGCTGTGGGCAGTCTTTCATAATTAAGTATTCAATTGCTTCTTCTTCAGTCATTGCCTCAACAGGCTCAGTATTATGTAGCAAATAACCACGAGTATGCTTCTTGAAGTCAGGTTGTGCTTCGTCTTTTGCCAGTTCGTGATACACCCACACTGGTGGCAGAATACCACCTTGCAGCGCACACGCCATCCAGTTAGGGTCAGGCACAAGTATCTTGGCACACTCGTCAACGCTGTCCTCATAGACCACACGATAGTCTGACTGATGTGGTTCAAGGTTTTCTTTTGCCCAGCATAGTCTGTCGAATAGCTTAGTACCTTTGAATGATGGTGTCTGCATCAGGCAAGGTCTCCTTGCACTTGTCCGTGAACATATTGAACGTCATACCCTGTTGTACCCCAAATTGCTCTTATCCAATAATTACTAGTATTGTTTACCCAACCAGAACTTTTATAATAACTAGTTCCGGTAGTGCCGTTGCTAGCAGAGGAACTAATAGACATATTGTCGCTACTGTTAAATGCGTTGGTTGTGGTTACTTTCATTACACCTACGGCACTTCCCTCATCAGTTAAAGAAGACGCATTCAAACTTCCTCTTATTGCTGGTGATGTGCTATTTATTGAAACCCACGCCTTCGCACTACCGTTCACCACATAAGACGTATCCAGAGAACCTGCGGTGCTGTGTTCTAAAGTGTCTGCTATAATTTTTCCAGCCATCAGCTTAGGTCTCCCATTGCTACCGTTCCAAACTCTGCGTAATCAATGTTATTGCCTGAAGGTGTAGCAGTAGAACTATCCATTGCAACAATTCGTATTGTTGCTGTCCCTTTTGATGAATTAGCTTGCGACCCCGGAATTGCATTAGGATTAGTGCCTGAACCTGAACAAGCCTGTGCAACAGCATAATTTGCATTGCTAAAATAATTGTTCCAACTTAATTG